GAATTCAGATTATCAGCTGCTGGGGCGCGGGAAGATGAATAATAAAAGTTTTCTCGATCATCCATCACACGCGAGTCCCAGCGTGCTTCTAGTACGGGTCTCTTGAAGAAAAATTCTGTTGAGCGGGCGAAGAACTTTTTAGTATAATAAGTCTGCGTTGCTCCTGAGATATTCTGTATGACTGAGCCACTATCCACCCCCAGTGAGCCAGAGAAATATGCCTCTTGGCTCGATGTCAAGTGAACTCCAAATCCATAATTACTAAACCCGCCTCCAGCGGAACCGGTAATCCATTTCTCCACTAGGGATGTGACATCCAATTCTAGATTTTCATAGCCCTGTGGAAATAGAACATTGAAATTGGAGGCTGTTAAGTAATCGCCGCCGATCGTTGTCCATGATGTGCTGTTGTTTGCTTTCATCCAGTTGGACGTCCCTAAGTCTTGATAGTTATCCATATCAAGTCCAGTGCCTTCCGTCCACGAGCGGGACACCGGAGCCACGGTTAAAGTGAAATCTTGGGGTAATGTCCAGGGAGTTTCAGCATTGAACATCTTGAGATAAAATGAGACGCTTCCGGAAGCCGGAATTGTTCCGGCAGTTCGGTCGGTTTTAACACTATCAATAGGAAACTCAATGAGAATGCGAGACAACTCTTGGGACTGTCCATTAGATCCCGACTCTTGTCCATAGATCGAGAAGACTTCGAGGGCATCCGCATACCCCATATTGGAGCCGGTACCCCGGGTGACGAGGTTGGCTTCATAAGCATTCGTAATAGTGTTGTCGGCACTTGCAGTATATCTTAAAATAGCCATTATTGAATCGATCCTTTAATATCAACATTGGGAAACTTAAGTTCGAACACAGAGTTGGAATCTGCGTCGATCATTCGACCGTCGGCACTCAATCGGTCTTGAAAATCAAAGCTAGCATCAGCATAGCCAACACCTGTGCGTCCTACGATTTCTATATCGGTCACATCAATGACGCCATCAATCTTTTGTAATACTTTATAAAAATCAGTAATTCGAATTGACTCCCCGATATCATACTGGTGGCGAAGGAGGAAATTACTCAATGCTGCATTAGCACGACTAATCACACTGAACCGGTTAGCGCCTAAGTCGATAGCCACCGTATAATTGATTCCGAAGTTGACAATAGAAGCATTAAGGATATCTATAGTATCGTTGATGACCTTATATTGAAGTAGCCAACTTCTTAAGTTGTTCTTCAAGGTGCTATTGGGTACCACCAATTTGCCACTACTGTTCTGAGATATCACGTAGATATTCAGATTTCGTCGGAACTCATCAAAATCTCTCACTACCGTAGCACGTTTGACGGAGCCAAACTCTGGGGGCATTGCATAGGCAATTGTTTCGTAGTCTTGTGCGGTAACAGCGCGACTTTGAGCTGCATAGTATCCAAAAACACGTTGCTTAATTTCGTCTGACGAAGGTAAAGAGATATCTCCTACAAAGGGTTCCTCATTGGTAATCTCTAGAGAGTTAACAACGTTATTCCGAGTTGAAAGCGATAGAGATCCCTGGGCTGTAAAGCGAAACTGCGGATTATTAGAATTAACGATCGTGCCCACAGCTGCATTTACATCTGCAACTGTATTCACACGATAGCCGATGCGCAGTGTGGTATTGGCTGGCGCAATACCAAACTTATCTGTGCTGATGAGGCGAGTAGGATCAAAATCTCGGGCTGTAATATAGTTGCGTCCATTCAGCTCAAGAATCACAGAGGAAGGGTCTACTACTGATTCCGAAAGAAGTTCCGAATCGGACCCATAACCGAACTGAATAAATGTCTGTCCGTCAGTGCCTCGTTCTACGGTAAAGCGGCGCGCAACAGGCGTAGCTTTAAGAATATTGCGAACACTACCATTTGTTGCAGTATTCGTATTACGAATGGCTTTATAAATAATATTCTGGGAGAGGTGGTCCACCTCATAATAGGTGTGTCCCTCGGAATCGACTACGCTGATTACTTCAGTCACATTGGAGGTATCGAGAGGAATCTGTAAGAATCTTTGAAATTCGTCTACTTCCACTTCTTTAAACTGGAGTCTGCCAGAGACGGCGCGTCCTTGTGCGCGGATGATATAATTAACTGGGCTCACGCCCACTACATCGCCGGCAGCTAGCTGATTAGTGGTTTGGGAAAAATCAATGTCTTCCAAGAGCGTATACATACCGCCCCCAGTGGAACTAAAAGTACTTCCGGCGCGCAGAACAGGCGCATATGCCATATCAGGACCACCAATCAGAGTACTGGCTGGAACCTGAATATAACAGGTGAGTAGTCCATAAGAGGATGGGCTTGTGTTTAGTTTGAACCCCATCTGCCTTGCAAGGCGAATCACATTATTATATTCGAGGGCTGTCTCTAGGAAGCTCTCATTCGTCTGGTAGTCCAGATAAAAAGAGAGAATGTCGCCCACATAAGCAACCGTATCCAGCATTAACGATCCAAACGAAGACTTGTTGAAGTCCTTGTATGTATCGGGGTAATATCTTTTGGCGTAGCTTTCTAGATCTCGACGAATCGAATCAAAGTCGCGACTGGTATAATCAATTGGTTGTAGTTTTTTGGCCATAATTTACTTCTCTAAATAGGTTGATCCACTTGAATTTGAATAGCTGTATTTATCTGCAGGGGAACTATCGTAAAAAAGATAGAGACTGACAAGTTGTGAGGGAACAAGTCAGGGTTATCTTCGGGGATCTTGAATTTGATGTCATCGATTTCGATATATGGTAAGTATTTCTGTACTTGCTCATTTATCCGCGTGGCTATCTTACCATAGGTTTCCGGTCCGTTATTCTCAAACAAATACCTTCGCAAGCCAACGCCAAAGTTCAAGTCCATCATCCTTTCCCCAGGGATGGTTAGGACCAACATTTTTAAATTCTGTTTGGCTAGTTCCTCAAATGTGGTGTTAAGGCGATAGGTGCCAAAAACACTGTCCACTGTTAAAGGTAATGCCGCAGAAAGTCCCGAACTCATCTCTTATTCCTCTTGCTGATCTGCACACTCTGTTTCCTCAGCTGCAATCGCTCCAGCTCCGTCTACATTTGTGAGGGCGTCCGTAGCTTCATTCATAAGTAGTTCTAGTAGCAAATAAATCAAGCCTAGTGGGCTCGGCGGAATCATAAACATACCTGCTACTGTTCCAGTAAAGTCTACACCATCAATAGAAATGCGGGGGAAATAGTCTGCATCTTCTGCGCCCGTGGTGTTCTCCAGCCCTTCTTCTCCGGCTTGAATCCCAGCATCCACTATGCAGAGGACAAGCTTAAGAAGATCCTCTCCCGTTAAGTCTTCATTGATCTGTTGAGCGGGCACATCCATAGCGCTTGCCAACTCATTAAAGGCGAATCCTGTGCCCGTCTTAATCAACTTAGAAATCGCAACGTGCGGATCTATGAGTTCGGCCAGTCCCTTCAGAATATCAATGGGAGTCTTGATGAGCATCTTCAGGATAAAGTCACGGGCAGCGTTACCATCACCCGGAGGTAACCCATTCGATGCAGCTATAGCCTCCTGGGCTGCAGGGCGTGTAAGATCTGGTAGATCTCGAAAGTTATCGTCATTACGAATTGTAGTGAGAAGAATGTCTAGTGTTCTGTCTTTGGTACTCTCAAAGGCTGTTTCGATATTACTAAAGTATTTACCCGTTAAATAAAAGTTCTGAAGGATGGGTATAAAGGTGATAGCGTCCTTGTTGAAGGTCGTGGCAAAGTATTCTTTGTATGATGGGCGGGTGGATAAAAAGCTTATGTCACGGTCTTCAAAGGTGTAGTTTGTGAAACCACTGTCAAAAATATCAACCCCCTCTTCAAATAAAATAGCACGGGTCACCATTACCTGGCGCTGGACGATCTCATCTTCGATAGCATTCGCAATCCACTCGATGATTTCAATATCGAGTCCCTGCTTTCTTTCGTCCAGGGGAGAACCTACTTCGTAGGGGAGCAGGTTGGTGGTGCCATAGGACTGAAATAGTAATTTATAGAGGGTGGTTAAAGATGCCAAGGTGCCCATAGCGCCACCGCGAAATGCAGAATTTGATGCTCCTGACGCAATAGGCGCGCTTCGGCCCGCAATTGTATGCATGAATTCGCCTACTTGAGATGCGGAGAAAAGATTGAGAAATCCCGAATCTATAATGGAACGCTCAAAGCTATAGCGTGACTCCTCTGTTACTAATCTTGTTATATATGGATAAATTCCTATCTGGACTTCAGGATAGTTGCTAATATCGTCCCATGCTATGTGCGCTGCTTGGATTACATCATTGGCGCGATTTAGAGCATCCAACCACTTTTGTCTGCGCGCGGATCCCTTGATCCCCCACGAGCCGGCATTTCTGCCATTAATACCGCCGTGAGCTTGAGAAGAATCGGCGTTGACTTGCACTACATGTCCGATAACATTGGGATACTCTGCATTCCAAGCGGTATTATTAATCAGCGGGAATGTGTAGCCATCAATGACTTCAAGATGAATTACTTCGGTTGGCATGCTTACAATCTTCCCCAGCTCTTGCTAGTTGAGGGTGATTGGTCGTCCTTCGACGACTGGTTCGATGTCTTATAGAGTCCCAGCGCGCGGGATGCGGCAGCTACTCCATCGAGTGCTGGGTCAAATATTTTAGCTCCGAAGTCTCGAAGCAAGTACACCTTTTCTGAACTTCCAGTATTACGATAATACCATAATTTGTAGGCTCGCGATATTTTGCCTGTAAGGACTTCCGGTGGATCTGGAATCGAGGCATCAGTGGTGGAGTATACATCAAAGCCCACCCAATCCGAATCATTCAACGAAACCATGGTTATATCGGATTCGCCGGTGCTTCCCTCCGCCGCGGCAGCAGTATCACTAGTCATTATAAATTTAGGTACCACATTGTAGGCTAGAGCTGCTGGTATTTCCGGAGAATCATCGAAAGGCTGATAGTCACCGGACTGAAGAGCTTGAGTTGCTTGTTGCGCAACTGCATATTCATCCAGTTCATCATCCGCCCGTAGGGCAATTCTATAAATCACAATATTATTCTCGTCGGTTGTTTTCACACTGGGTCCTTGTCCATCATAGGGGAGGGTCTCTGATGAGAACCTCTCATATATAGGAAGTCCCGAGAGATCGAATGGTTTGGGGGGAGCATTGACGATGTGTCTTAATTCGGTGTATGGAGGCTCGACGTTAGTACCTGCCTCTGACATGGCTGTTTCTTTAACTGTCATAAAGACTAAATCACTAGTGTTGAATTGCCTCACTCGTGAAGCGTTAATGTTCTCCAGAAGATGAGCGGCGCTGTCACCCGCTGTAATTTTAAATGCTTCTATAGATCGTAAGAAAACAGAGTCCATAGACTGGGGGTTACTCTCCGGGAATGAGTTTTTGACGGCATTATTAACAGGGATTTTTCCAAGGACTAAACGCTCAGAGATCAAGAAATCAATAATTTCATCAAAGCCAGCAAAGCCACCATTATCGACAACTGAGAATTGGATATCGGCAGGGAATGCAGTGGATCCATCTTCGAACTTGATCCCTCCATTTTCCTGTACACTGTTGCGTCTGATTTTGAGATTAAAATATTCTACTAGGTCGCTGCGCACAAGAGCTTCCTTATTTTGGTCCTCGTTGGCTAGGTAGCGGAGCATAGAAGCCACAATCTGTTGCCTCATAAACACCTTAATAAAGGGCGTCTCAATTAACTCATCAATTTTAAACGCCGAGAAAACAAAGATGTTTTTAACTATAAACTCGGCAATTGCCACCTGAACTAAGAGGAGATACATCCCGAATTTAATCATATTACGAATCTTCTTCCGGAGAGGTAGGTCGGTGTCATTGCATGCGGATTCTATAAACTCTTTCTGCATCTGTGCAAGGATTCCGTTAACATCCAGAAGATCGGAGACCTCATCGGGGGGACAATTGGTATTAAGATGGAAAAAATTCAAGGACTGGAGGGTGGCAGCACTGAAGACCCCATTTCTTCTTACATAGTCAAACACCCCGTCCGTCAAGATAGCATAAGCATAAGCGAAGTGTCGGTTTTCAATCCGGACGCGTGTAGACATTTCTAAGGGAGAAGAAGGGTCCTCAAACGCATCCACAAAAACTTTTGT